TCAGGCTTAATATCTATCGCATGAACACCCATGTTGTTAGAAAAAAGATAATCCATTTTATCTAAATGATTTATTTTCCTTGCAGAAGGATCGTCAGCTTTTACAATAGCCTTTGCTAGATCAAAAGATCGTGCGAACCCTACAGGCTCGCTATTTTTTCTTATTTCATAGATTCTCATGCACCCTCCTTTTTTATGATTGTTTAATTAAGGTATCTTTTTAGGATGGTAGGGCATATCAGATGAATATACCTGTATTAATGCCCTATTATATATAGAAAAGGTTGGCTACTCAGAGAATTTTGGCTTCTTCTCATACCTCCACACCATCGGCAACCTGGTTTTATTTTTTGACCTGTACCAATCTGCCACCTCACCAACCTTATTAATTTAAGATTTTATATTTATTATCAGCAATCCAGTTACTTAGGATTCCTGCATCTTCTTCAATTTTGTTTTTGACTTCTAAAGGATATGTCTGTGCGGCTTCAGTAAAAGATTCTACCCAATCGAACATACTTTTTCGTTTTCTATATGTACCGAGCCACATTTGAGCAGAAACTTTACCTCCATGTTTGATAGGTATATTATCTAAGTAATTTATTGAATTTTGTCTATGATCTTCATAATCCTTACTTGTTTTATATTTCTTTTTAGTATTCCAAAATTGACCTCTTTTTCTTAATTCAGGAAGAATTTTGAAAGGTGCATTATTTGCTAATAGTTTAGCTGAAGTACTACTTTGAATATAATCTATATCAAATAAATCTTCTATTCTCTCTTGTATTGAATGTAGAGAAGAATTACTTGAAGAAATTTGATTCTTTAGTTTATCAAATAGATTATCTCCAACATGGTAAACCATATTTTGAGATACTAAATCTTTAATTTTCATTCCATTTGTGCATAGTGTTCTAAATACCCATTGCTCTGATGAAAGGGCAGTATCACCAGTTTGGGATGTTTTTAATGCAATTCCTGGCATTATTTTATCGTTTACATCTCCTTTCAAATCAAATGTATGTTTTTCTGAAGCAAATTTCATTGATAGTTTTGAATTTATTATTGTTGCTCCATGAAATTTAAATCCTTCACTATTTATCTGGCTTAAGTTATCAGTTATATCATTTACAAATTTGTTGTTAGGATATGGTTTATATCGTGATCCTACCATTCCTATTAATTTATCATCTTGCATTACTGCGAATTTACTATCGAGAATTTTTTCTGCCTGTTTAGTAAATATTATACTTCGTAAATATTCTTTTGATGCTTCTGGATAATTAGTTTCCACCATCAATGCTTTAAATAAAGATGGACAACCTATTGTGTTGCACAAAGCCTGTAACCCTTTTTCAGTCATTGAGTTGTCACTTATTATTTTAATCAATGTCTGTTGTGGCTTTGCCCAATAGTATGTTTTTCTTGCCATATCTTCTGTATAAGATACTAATGCATTTATATCTTTAAATTGTATTTGTTCTGTTGGTGCTAAAGTTAGCATTCTTCCTCCTCATCATCAGTTTCGGTTTGTTTAATACCCCATTTCTCGTTGTACGCTTCTTCGTCAAACAACCAATCGGGTTCATGTTTAGGCCATTTATTCATTTTTACTCCTTTATTAAATGTTTATATCATTCCAAAATTGTGTTTCGGTACGATTTTTAGCTATGTTTACCATATCTGATTCTAGTTTTTCTCTAATTGCTGTATTTATAAAATCAAATATTGTCCATTCTTGGTTATATTTTTTGTTTTGAGATTCTAAATATTTTTCTATTCTATTTATGTACTGTTTCCTAATTTCTACTCTTTTTCTTATTCTACTCATAACGATTTTAAAATTTGTTTATATATAGATGTTTTATAAGTAGTTCGCCACATTTGTGCACACATTAATGAACAAAACCACTTGCCCTGACTTTCATGAGGAATAGTAAGAGTTAATTTTGCTCCACACATTCTACAATTATCCTTTTTAACCATTTTTCTCCTAGAAAGGTATATCAGCTATATCCCAATTATTCGGATTTAATAGATCATCTTCTTTTTCTTTTGTTATTTCTCCAGTTCCGTTACATTCGTAACAAATACTATCATTAATTATTATGTTTCCTTGGCATATAATGCATATTGGCATAGTCTCTCCTCAGTTTATGTATTTTGGGTTAGCAGATAAGGTATTCATTGCTATCGTTGCATTTAGAACAGTCTGTATCCTTAAAACATCTAGCAATATTTCATTCTCTTCTTCATTTTCAAATTTACAGTTTTCTATGAAAAAGTTTATGCACATTATTATTTTTTCAATTTGTTCTTCTGTTAAATTTGTATCTAATGTTAAATTTGTATCTATCATGGTTTCCTTAATTATAAAAATGTGGTTCGGTACTCTCTCTGGTTTTATTTTTTGTGTGACTCCAGAGCCAACTTCCATGTCAGCTAAGGAGTCTATTTTTATCCTCTTTCTATTATTCCTCTGGCAATCCATTTGCCTGTTTCATCAGATTTTCTATATAGATTTATATATCTTTTATAGAAATAATTTAAGATAAGTTCATCTATATATTTTCTTATCTTATTTATCATTATCTACTCCTTTTCCAAGCATTTATAATTGGGAATACAGTAACGTGCAAAGGTGCAAATAGTACTGCTTTTCCTATTCCAAGCAATAATGCTTTTATGAAATTCCAAATGCTTGATGGTTGAAATTTGCTAACGTGTTTTTTGGCTTTTTTAGCCATTTCACTATTAGCAATATCTTGTATGAATGTATCTTCATTATATTGATTCATTTTTTATCTCCTTGCTTGCTCAGCCAATGTCCTGCGACAAAGGCTAAGAGAATTGGGAATAAAGGAACAATCGCAAATGCAAGTGCAACTGTTCCAAGTGAAATTAACCAGTTAGATGACTTAATCGAACCTAAGTTCTTGTTCAGGGTCAGGTTCGTAGCAACTTCCATGTTCTTCTCCGAATAAGTTATCTCTGTGTTTTGAGAGTCGGAGTCTTTCCAAGATTTGAGGTGTTTTGTATTCATACATTTTCCTCCTTGATTAAGTTTACAAAGTTTCCACTTTTGTATTCTCTCATCAAGTCCATTTGCTTATACATACTTGAGAGATTTACATTGTGTTTCTCTCTTGCATCGTCAAACGAGTTTATGTATTCTTCGCTGACTAAGTATGTATTTCCTCTTTTTAGAAATGATGCAGTTAATCCTACATAGCCATCTTTTAATTGATTGACTAAAGTATTAACCATTTCTTCTGAGAGTATTATCTTTGCTCTTGTTGCATTATCATTTACATCAAGAAACCCACTTGCAGGTTTCATTACTGTGTCCTGCTTTGGAGGTTTATTGTTAAGTCTTTCTATTAATTCTTTTTTAGTTAATTTATTAAAATCTTCCATTTTTATTCTCCATATTAGTATTTATTAAGACTGTGTTTGTAAGACCACGATTAGCCCCAAACACCCAAATTATTCATTAATAAGTAAAGATAAGATAACTGAGATGAGATGTTGATAAGATATGACTTGACTAGCTTTTATTGTAAATATATATATATTAATTAGATATATATTAGTTAATAGCCTTACCTTAGTTTATCTAGATACATCAACTTATTTAGATATATGTCTAGACAATAATCTCCCTGTATTACTTATCTCTATTCTATCTAGTACACCTTGATTGTTAAGGTTAACTGAATACATGTCTCTCTGAGTACCTTCATTGTTATAATTTAAGTCTCTTGGGTTTACCAAGTTAGGATTCTTAACAATGTAAGTGACTGCTTTATCGAGTTCTTCCTTCCATTTATTCATAGAGTCTCCTGATTCTAATGTTTATCGACAACTGAGTGTATAACCCAAACACCCAACTAATTCACTTCCTGTAGAAACCCAATCAATGGGGGTGGGGGGTCACAAACATTGGTCGCTCTCCCTATATCTAGTCCCCTTCCCCTACACGGGGAGATTTACAAGTGTTACCTTTCATAAACAAAAGTGCAAGTAAATTAACAAAAGTGTTGAATTTAGTTTATGTACTGTTTAGATTAAGTAAAACCTGTGTATTTATAATTTATGAAAACAGATACAGAAAAATTTATTTCGACATTCGTCGAATCTGGTGATTACATTCTTTCGATGAGGGAAGCTGGATCAAAAGAAAAGAACACATACAAGTTAAAGTTATTAGGAAAAGAGATTGTTCTCCAGAATAAAGAAGAAATTGATAAGAGGTTTCAGCAGAGGTTAAGAGAAGGCGGACCAAGAGCATTAAGTGTTATCCAGAACTTAATGAGTGCAAGTGAAAGTGATACTGTCAAATTAAATGCGGCAAAAGAGATTTTAGATCGTGGAGGATATAAAGCATATTCTGAACAAGAAGCAGGAAAGACTATCGAAGAGTTGAATGCACAGTTAGTAGCATTAGTAGGAAGTGATGGAGCAAAGATGCTTGTCGGAGCATTTAGAAGTAGAAAAACAATATCAGGACCACAAATAACAGAATAAGGAGACAAGATGCCACAAGGTAAAGGAACATATGGTAATCAAGTAGGAAGACCGCCTAAAAAAGCTGGAGGTATAATGTCAGACAAAGCAAATAAACTAAGACGAGTTTCTCTTCAAAGAAAGTATCACGAGAATTGGCTTCAAAAAATTAAAAATCAAAAACTGGGATATGAAAGGTATCCTGAAACATGGAGAGATTTTCTTAAAGTAGAAAATTTAAAAGTAAGACAAGGTTCTCAAGAAGCAGGGAAGCACCGTACTTTGCCTAATACGACATCATTTTATCGTACCGCAGGAGAAATGGAAGCTATTCAAGGGAAAGTTATCCAAAAAGCAAAGGCAAAAGGCACGTTCAGTACAAGTACTTTAGCTGGTTTGACCAAAAAAGGTGCGGCAAGTTTTGCTAGAAGCCAAGTTCATGCCCAAATGGGAGGTCTTGAGGATGATCAAATTATACAAGAAGTAGCTAAAGCCAGAATGAGAGATAGAGCCGCATTACCTAAAGTCCAGACTAAAGGAAAGAAAAGTCTCCTTACAAAACAACCAGTTAAAAGAAAAGGTGGTAGTAAACCTGGTGGTGTATGGAAAGGAGGAGGTGGAAAAAGAATACAAAATTTAAGAAGTCCATGGGAACTACTTAAGAGGGTACTTGACTAAAGAACAGTTAAAAGGGCATTTACAAAGACTTAGAAAACTCCATGAGGAAGCAAGGAAGTAATGGCAAAGAATAAACAAAACAAGTCAGATAAAATCCTTAAGGATAAACCAAAATTCCGAAACGAAAATAGGAGATATAAAACTATCAATCAAGTTTTAAAGACTGACAAAGGGAAAGAGTTTTTATCAGGTCAAAAAATTGTTAAGAAAGTTTATGAGAGTTTACAGGGGGAGAATTTATCTTTACCTAAAGGTGGCAAAAAAGCGTTTCTAGTAACTGGTCCAAGAAAATTCGATTTTACCACTGCACATGAAAAAACTATCGTAAATTCATTCAAAAGATTTAAATCTGAATATGGTGATGCAATTATTACCCACGATTATAATGCTGATAGTGCGACATCTAATTTTATAGACAAAGTTGCAAAGAAACACAACTTGCCTGTTGGGAAAAGAAGGTCAGTAGAAGATTATGGGGAAAATGGAGCTAGTAAAAGAACTTTATCAAGACAGAAAGCACAAAAAGAAGGTATTTTATTCCATGCACAATTCAATCAAAAAGGAGTGCTTAAAACTGTTGATGCAGATCAGCATCTTCAGGATATGTGGAGAAGGAATTACATAAGAATAGGAAAAGAAAGAATAGAGGGTAATAGAATAACAACCTATTTGCCAAGAACTAAATATAAGGGTCAAGGCAAATTACTCCATAGACGAACTTCGGGAATTGGTAAGAATACACAAGCAGAAAAAGCCTTAGTATCTCAAATTGCAGAAATTAAAGACTATGCTCCAAATTCGGATGAGTTCAAAGCAGGAGTTAGATGGGTTGAAAAAGAAAATCAACGGATTCTTAAAAATTTTGGGAAAGAATCTGGCGTTGCATCATCCTTTTTAAAAGAAGTATCTGGTGAAAAACCACCTGAAGGTATTAGTTATCGTAAAGATATAGGTCTAGATACTGAATATGTAGAAGATTTTAATATAGATTCAAAAGGTGCTGGAACTGACAAGCCACCAAAAGGGTTAGTAAATAGAGGTACTATACTTAAACACTTAGGTAGTGGAAAATTTGTTAAAGATAGGGGAAAAGGGTATAGCAAAACAGCTTCTACAGAAGAATTTAGCAAAGCAGAATTTACTAAACCAGATGAATTAAAAAGATACCAAAAAAGCATTATAACCGAAGGAGATTACGAAAAATCAACACTTCAAACACATACAGGATCGCATCTGGAAAAAGATCAAGCAAGATACAGAAAAGAGTTAAAAGATTTAAATAAATTACCTTTTATTGAAAATAGAGTACGGAGTGTATCGGAATCTATATCTTCATCTGGTAAGAATAGATATAAAAAAGCTCTTGCTTCAAATAAAATTAAAGTTCCTGATATGTTAACTGAAAAGCAAGATGAACTTTATAAAGACAAGAAACTGGAAACGAAGGTTAGGGGAACAAAGCTACCTAAATTCATGGGAGGATTTGTATTAAGTGGTTTGCTTTCAGCCTTGTTTGCTAAAAAGGATTTAAAAGCAAAAGGTATTGAAACCCCAACTCCCAAACAATTCTTACACCAGACAGCATCTTCATTTGTTGGATTCCCTAGAATTTTGGGTGGAGTAGGTGAGGAAAAAGGTTGGGTGCAGAATGTTGGCTTAACTAAAAAAGGCGTATCTGGTAAACGTAGACCAAACCTTGCAATTAAAGGTGCTGGTGGTCCAAATACTCCTGCCGCTTCTATAATGAAATTCTTTTCTCCGTCTACAAAAGATGCATGGAAAAATAGAAAAAGAGTTAGAAGATATTAATGACAAATAATGCTGAAAAAGCAATAGAGATTGCAGAACAGATAACCGAGTTATACGAAACAAATCGTTTATTAGAGTATGAGCCTTATGAATATCAAATAAGATTTCATAATGCAAAAGATATGGGAGGACAGTTAGCTCGTCAACGTCTACTTATGGCGGCTAATAAAACAGGAAAGACATTTTGTGGTGCTTGTGAAATGGCATTTCATTTAACTGGTCGTTATCCTAAATGGTGGACTGGAGCAAGATTCAGCAGACCTATAACAGCTTGGGCGGCAGGGAATACAACTGGAAATACAAGAGATATTGTTCAAGCAGAATTATTAGGTGAGCCTGGGGATGAAGAAGATTTTGGGAAAGGAGCAATCCCAAAACAATATATCGTTGGTACACCTCAACGATTACCAGGAGTCCCGAATGCATATCAGTCGTTGTCGGTGAGGCACGTCTCTGGTAAGAACTCAAAACTCATCTTTAAGAGTTATGAGCAGGGTAAGATGCAATGGATGGGTAAAGCAGTAGATGTAACATGGTTAGACGAAGAACCTCCACAAGATATATATTCACAGGCTCTTAGAGCGGCACTTAAAAGTGGTGGAATAGTCTATATGACATTTACTCCAGAATCAGGAATGACTGAAGTGGTTACACAGTTTATGACTAAACTTGGGAGATCACAAGCACTTTATCATGCAACATGGGATGATGCGGAACATTTAGATGAGAATGTAAAAAAAGAAATTTTACAGGCACTTCCTCCTCATGAAAGAGATATGAGATCGAAGGGTATACCAGTTTTAGGATCAGGTATGGTCTTTACTGTAGATGAAGAAGATTTAAAGGTAGAACCTTTTGCCTTGCCTGAATATTGGCCTAGGATTTGTGGATTGGATTTTGGTTGGGATCATCCTACTGCGGCTGTTTGGTTAGCATGGGATAGAGATACAGATACAGTATATGTTTATGACTGTTATAGGAAATCCGCAGAAACACCAGTTGTTCATAGTGCGGCAATTCGTGAAAGAGGTGATTGGATTCCAGTAGTTTGGCCTCATGATGGATCACAACATGATAAAGGATCAGGAAAACCTTTAGCAGAATTATATAGAAAGCAGGGATTGAATATGATCCATAAACATTTTGAAAATCCTGAAGGTGGAATTGCAGTAGAACCTGGAATTATGGAAATGTTACAAAAAATGCAGACAGGAAGATTTAAAGTATTTAATTATTTATCACATTGGTTTGAAGAATTAAGAATGTACCACAGAAAAGATGGGAAAATTGTAAAAATTCATGACGATTTAATGAGTGCAACAAGATATGCATCACAATCGTTGCAATATGCTTCAATAGGTAGGAAAAAGAAACGACCTAGACGAGCAGTTAGTAATTATGACTATTTTTCTGTTGGTGAACAGCTTATCGCATGACTTTTTTAGTTATTAAGGATGCAACAAAAGATTGTTCTTATCAGTTATTGTTAGTTGATCCAGAAGGAATAGATAAAGTTTGGAAGAAAGTAGAACATCTTGTTATAAAAACGAATGATGAATTTTTAAATGAAAAAGATGTCTATGATTATCTTAAACATGGTGTTTACAGATTATTTTTAATAAAGGAAAAAGATAAAGAAGAAATAGTAACAGCATTTACAGTACAGGCTATTTTATATCCTCGTTTTAAAACATGCAGGATTATAACTTTAGGTGGAAGTAAGTTAAAGCAATGGTTTCATCTTCTCAAAAATTTAGAGGAATGGGCTGAAGAACGTAATTTCATGTATATGGAATTGTATGGAAGAAGAGGTTGGGTAAAACTTATGAAAGATTATAAGGAAGCAGAGGTTCTTCTTCATAAAAAACTAAATTTAAAAAAAGGTAAATTATGAAAATCTATAATGAAGTTAATTATAAATGGGAAGATGGGAAATTAATAGAAACATCTTCAGATTCATTTGAATACTCTGGTGACATCACACTCTGTGCAAAAGGAGGAAACCCTGTAGGGAAAGTATTAGATACAACTGTTGATTATTTAAATAAAGGATCAGATGCGGTTCATGGAACAGTTGATTTTTTAGAAGATACAGGTAAAAAAGCATCACATATGGCATTTGGATCAAATGTATTTGGTGAGGATCCTGATGACCCAATTTCATATGCGGCAGGAGAAGATGATGCAAAAGCAGAATTAGGTCCTGCTAAAAAGAAAGATTTAGCTTTGGCAGGAAGAGCTGAAGCAAATCAAACTGCAGGACAAACTGCTTCACTTATAACAGGATAAGGTAATTATGGCTGTACCTCCTAATCAAAATATTAATAATCAGTTTCCTTCTAATCCTAATAAAACTGTTACTCCAACACTTATTAATTTTATGAGTGGGGGATCAAGTGAAATGATTAGTGCTGTGAATGCTGATATAGAAAAACAAAAACAAGCAACAGCTAGTAGT